CACGATAGTAACCTATGTAAGGCATTCCATACACCAAAACCCCCCACCGTACCGCCGACCGCAGCCCCCGAAAATACAGATGCCAGTGTCGATCCGCCGCCGCTTCTTGTGGTGCCGACATAGGTGCCGCGCGATGCCGCACAGGCATTGGTAATCGCAACCGCATTAAGATAGATGCCGTTGACCATGACAAACGCAGTGCCGGCTGAACGTGCACTGTCGCTCGTCCAATCCGGCCCGTGGCTCAGGCGCAACGTGCCGGCATCGTTCCACACAAACCAGTCATTGACCTTGCTGGCACCGATGGCGGCTGGGTTCTTGGTGGTGGCTGTGGTGGCGACACTCAACTCGGCGAATGTCGTCATCGTCATGTTAGTGCCGTCATAGATCGGCACCTGATTGCCGACATATGGCGTATAATAGATCGTCGTCTTTGCCGTCTGCGTCGTGGTCATCACCGGCGTGGCGGACACCAGCGTCAACCGCCCCTGCGGCGCAACTACAGTACCCCTCGCATAAAGCTCCGTGAAATTATCATTACTTTTGGTAAATGCCGTCCGCGCTGGATCGCCGGTGCCGTCGCTTATCGCACTACCAACATTTATAATCTGCTGCGTCACGGCATCACGAGCCGGAATGATTTCAGCCGCACCGGACTGCCGCGATAAATCCTGGTGGTGTTGAGTTGGATCACCGCTTCGGAATTCTCGTCGCCGACATCGCAGGAAAAGATTTCGCTTCCATCAGCCGCGACAATGCGCGCATCGGTGGCGGTGCCTTGCGCCAGCGCGGCCTCCTCCTCGATGATCTCGTTGAACTCCAGCTCGCCGTCGATCGCCGGATCGGCCACCGGCGTCGACAACCGCAGCACGGCGAGCACACGATCGTCCGAGCGCAGCTCGATGCTGCCGCCGTCCATCAACTGGGACAGCGCGTCGAGCATGGCATTGCTCGCGGTTTCAGACAGGTTGATCATAGACCGGAACAAAGTTGCCATCGGCGTCGCGCTCGATGCGAGTGACCTTGGCCGGCCGCGGCGCTTCACGCTCGATCGCCGGCGACTCGTGCAGCATCCGCACCGCGCTTGCTATCTGCTCGGCGAGCTCGGGCGGCACTGCGGTTGCCTCCGCGATGCATTCCCGCACGTCCCGCACCATGACCTCGGCCAGCGCAGCAATTTCAGCGTGATCCATCAGACGTGCTCCGTGATCGAGAGCGTGACGCGCGATGCTCCACCCAGCCAGCGCGCCGTCGCACCATTGATGCCCAGGGTTTGAACGCTACCGTTCAAGTTGCCGCATCGCAGCTTGATCGTTGTTGCGGCTGTTGTGCCCGCCATGACATCGATGTCGAGTCTTGCGATCGCTCCCTTGTTTTTGTCGGGAGCAAATGCCACCGCGGCATCGATGGCCGCCGCCGTATTGTCTCGAAACAGTGCAAACCACGCCCCGAGAGCTTGTGTTGAGCCGAACGGAACCGTCGCCTGAATACGAATCTTATTGGTAGACCGCTTCGGTATGATCGAAGCAGTCAGCAGTTGTATGCCATCGGTCTGTTGCGGAATCGTATCAACAGCACCCACCATCTGTATGCTGGTGGACATGTATGCCGTCGATTCGGCATAAACGGGGATGGCGACAGCGTTGCTGTTGGCGGTGAAAAGAACAATGACTTCCTGATTTTCGCCGGACTTAACATTGCCGTCGGCTTCCAGCGTGACATTCAACTGGAACCAAGAGCCGTTATCTATCGGTGGAGATTGCAGGACATAGCGGCACCAGGCGGCACTGACGAGCGAGTCCTGACACTGAATGATGTCATCGACGAGCAGAGATCGCAGTGTGTCAGCCCGATTGATACCTTGAGTAGTGGTGCCGTGAATCGCGATTTGAGTGGCATTGCGGTAGGTGCCGGTATTGGTGCGAAAGCGGCCCGCGACGGGAGATGTATTGGTGTTGGTGTCTAGCGTATTGAAGTTCCACACCCCGCCCCTGGCACCGCCAGCAACCTCAGGCGGCGGCATGTCTGGCCCTCGCCTCTCTTAATTCCATGGTGAACATGGCTGCGAGCTTTTGCGGATCGAGCTTGGCGGGCTTCTCGCCGTCCGCTGCGGCCGGTTGTGGTGGCGGCGCTGGTGGCGTGGCCGGCTTGAACGGATCATCCTGCGCGTCGCGCTTGGCCAATGCCTCAAGTGAGTAGTTTTGCTGCTGGAGGTATGGACTCTTCCCGCCCTTGGCCGGCTTGAGATCGAACTTGGCACGGCCCTCGTTCGGGGACATCACACCGGCGCCGACCGCGTCGCGAACAACGCCGACCAGCGTCGTGCTGTCCATGCGTAGCAGGTTCTCGGTATCGAACTCAGTGCCCATGCCGCCCGCCCAGCCGCCGAGGCCGAGGCCGTGATCGAGCAACTCTTCTATTTCCTCGATGTGCGACTGCAATGCCTGGGAGTAATACTCAACATTCAATGCCTGAACATTATTGTATGACGGCAGCGCACCGACGCCGACCTTGTACGGCGGCACATGATAGACCGAGCAGACGACCTCGGCCGACCATTTCAGCGACTCGACCATCTGCCCTTCGACATTGGTCATGGCAACTTTTTCGTATTTGGCGCCCGCACTAAGGATCGCCACACGCCCGAGATTGGCCCGCGAGAACCGCTGTTCGAATTGTTCCTTAACGCGCTGTTCCTCGACCTCGTTGATGTCGCCGGGATAGATCAGCATGCCGCCGGGCTGCGAGGCATTTTCGAACAGCAGTGCAGAGGTCTTCTGCGCGTTGAGCCCGAGCAACGAGGCGAGGCCCGAGGCAAACACCGGCGCCGTCCCGACCAGCGGATGAAATAAACAATTCATGCGATCGTGAATGATCTCGCGCGCGGGGACGGTGATATCATCGATGCCGGCGAGGTTGTCGCTGTTGAGCCGGTAGTACACCGCGCCCTCGTCCGACACCAACGGCTGCACCCGCGTCGGGTCGAGCACATGCAGGCCGGTGACGACGTTGCGGTCGTCGCGCTCTTTGATCACATAGGTATTGCCGCGCGACAGCTTCGACAGCATCCAGGATTCATAGAATTGATTGCGGGTCTGATAATCGTTTGGCCGCCGCAGCACCGGCGAGAATGCTGGGTTGGTCGTTTCCGACCAGATGTCGTCCTTATCCTTCTCGGACAGTTTGATGCGCAGCTTGCCGATATCCCTGGCGATCAACGTCTTGCAGGCGAAGTCGGCATGGAACGCCGATGCGTCATCGTTCCTGATTTCAAGATTGCGCTGCCAGGCGCCGGTGAACGGCTCGCGAATGATCGGATACCAGCCGCCGCGGCCCGATGGCACGGCGCTCATATCCTTCTGCTTCTCGCCGGTGAACGGAATCGGCAAGCCGAAGATTTTCATGAGTCCTCGGCCTCGAGGTCGCGCCGCTTGTAGCGCGCGGGTTTGGGCGCCGGCTCATCAGCTTCCTTGCGTGCTGCTCGCTGCGGCTCAACCACGTCCGGCAACTTGGCGCGCGGGCTGACCGAATGTGTGAGCAGGGCAACGTCCATTTCCTCGCAATCGAATGTCTCGCCCATCTCGACGTTGCGGCCGCCGTAGTAGAATCGCTCGAGAGCGACCAGCGGTACTCTTGCCATCGACCGTCTCCCTTTGAACGAACGGCCCGGATTGCTCCGAGCCGTTCCTTCCACAAGTCACTGTTAGGCGTATTTCGCGCCCGAGATGTATTGCACTGCGGCGGTGCGAGCCTTTAACCAATTGCAATAACGCTCTGCCCTGATCAGCGCCAGGTTGTGTTGGAAGGCCGATATTGTGATGGTCGTTGCCACAGCTGGATTATCTGGAGCACCGTCCATCTGCACCGATGCCTCACGCGAGATGTCGATCGACACGTTGCCGTCGTCGGCAAGGAAGATTTCGTCCGGCTTGAGGAAGATGATGTTATCGCCGTTGGCCGCCACGTCGCCGGTCGGATCGACATTGCCCGACACGATGACCTGATAGCCCTGCACGGTGCCGCCGGTTGCCGATACGGTCGGAAACAACGGTTGTCCGAGCGAGTTGAGCATCAGGCTGAGCGACCGGGCGATACGCGAACTCATGACGATAGCCAGGTTGCTGGTGTCGATCCTCGCCGCATCGAAAAGGGCCAGCGTCGTTCCGACATCGGCGGCAAAGTTCGAGTAAGCCGTGCCGGTCGCCGCGGTTGGCGTCACGCCGTTGGTGATCGAGGCCGGTGAGATGCCGGTGACCGCCGCCTTTTCGGGATCGATGAAGTCGTGATCCATCAGCGCGACGATCGCATTGGACAACTGATCCCGCACCATGGCCTCGGCCGCCGGGCTGGAAAACTTCACGATTTCATCCGTCAGCGCGACGATACCCGCGATCTTGTAGTAGCCGAGGCTCACGGTATCCAGAGCAAACGCTGAAAGCGGCTTCGGCGCCGCTTCCCCAACCCATGACACGCTCGCGACCGAGGTCTGCCGCGGCACCTTGATGTTGAACGGCACCCGGCGCAGGCCCTGGATGCGGCCGACGATGGTGCGGTGCCAGAGGTATTCGATCAACTCGCTCGCCATGACATTCGGCGTCACCAGTGTTGCGAGCGTGGTGCTCGAACCCGGCAACACCGCCGCCTTGAGCGCGAGCTCGATGTCGGGATGATCCGGCCAGCGTTGCCTAGCGATCTCGGACGCGGGCTGCATTTCCTTGAACGAGACGGCCTTGGCAATCACGTAACGCGCGAACGCGATGCCCGGCGGCAGTTTCGGCTGTGCCGTATCGACGCGAACCACCGAGCGCGCCTCGCCATTGGCCTTGACCACCGGCTTGGCGGCCGACGCCTGCGACCTCTCGATCGCGCGCAGCCGGACGAGGTCTTTGTCGATGGCCTCGACCTGGGCGCTGAGATTGTCGAACTCGTCCTGCTCGGCGGCATCGCTGGTGCGATCCTCGTCGAGCGACTTCTGCATCACGTCTTCCATGCGCGCCGCGCTGGCCTGGCGCTTGGCCTCAAGCGCGGTAATTTGCTCTGCAATGGTTTTCATTTTGACGCCCTCCTGGGCGGACTTCCGTTGGGGGATGTCCCGAGGCGCCGGGCGGGTTTGCGATGCAGCGTTGGGGCCGGACGCGGCCCGCTGCGCAGTGTCGATCGACTTCACGGTGGCGATGGTGCATTCGGCATTCGCCGGAATGGTCACGGCTGACAGCTCGAGCCAATCCCATTTGGTGAAGCGAATGCCCTTGGTTTCCTTGATGACCTCGCGCTCGATCGGCTTGAAGCCAATCGACAGACCGGGGACGAGGCCGGCCTTGATCAGCGCATAGATGCGATCGATCTCGGCGGTCACGCCCTTGGCAATCTTCGCAACGATTTCGATGCCAGACTTGCCGACCTTGGCGTGTGTGACGTGGCCGATCGGCTGCCTCGAATCGTGTTGCCACAGCAACGGAATCGGCAACTTGAACTGCGCGCCTGATGGCTCGACCACGTCCTCTAATCGATCCGGCGACGGCGTCGACGCCATGCCGGTGATGGTGCGCGTCTCATCGTCCACCCCTTTGAGGGTGAGAAGCGAATAAGCCCGGTCCATGATTGCCTCTTGGAACTTTGCTGGCCGCTGCTAAGTTGTCCTGCCGCAGGTGGGACAACATGAGGTGACGCTATGGGAGACGACCCGAACACGAACAAGCCGGCCGAGCCAAAACAGGGCGACAACTCGACGGTTGAGAATAAGCCCGATTATGCCAACGAGCCGAAGCCGGGCCAGCAGCCGAAGCCGCAGCAGCCCAATCAGCCGCGCTAGGCAAAGAACAACCTGGCCGCCGGCCGTGCCTGGGGGCCAGGATTGGTTGCCATCAACGCCACCGCGTTGAACGTCGCCATCAACGGATCGATCTTCCCAAAGCCTGAATCATCCCTGGCAATCCGCATTCCGGTCGGCGTCGGCACGATGCGCGCATTGCCCGCGCACCACGTCATCAGCGATTGCCCGCCGTGTTTGAATGAACCGTCCACCAGTTTGCGCTCGACCGTCTTGATCGCGCCCATCAGCGAGATGCCTTGGCGGATGCCGACGAGAAGGTTGGCCTCTTGCGTAACTTGGATTTTCGCGAGGGCGTCGACGATGCCGCCAATCCCGATCGCGTCCACGCCGACACCGGCGAGCTTGCGCGTGCCTTTAACTTTTTCCACGATTTCTGTGACAAACGAAATGTCATCCGGCAACTCCTCGACAATAGTTAAGTCGCCGTCGGCCTGAAACCTTTCGTATACCCCGGTATTAGCTTTTCGCCGCTCGAGACCTTCCGGGGAAATCAGCGCGTGCGTCCAGCAAAGATGCGTCTTGGTGCCCTTCTCCCGACCTAGAACGGCGATGCCGAGCAGGTCATCAAGACCGCCACCATCAATCCCAACAACGCATGCCTCCGAACGAGCAAGCACAGCATCGAGCGTCAGCCCCTCCTCGACCCCGCGCGACCAGTAGTGAGCGCCGGCCCAGCCGTCGGCACGCAAGGACATGCCGACTTGAACATTGAAATGCTGCGACGCGATAAGAGCGACCGCCGCGGGGCCATCGGCGTCGGCACGCATCACCTCGCGCGCGAGGAAATCCTCGTTGGTCGATCTCCCCAGATTCGGATTGACGATCGGCCAGTACCGCCGGTCCCGCCAGCCGCCGTCGCGCGCCAATCGATCGGGAAGCTCGTACAGCACCGGGAGCAGCGGCATGCTGCATTTGCCGTCCCGCACCGAGCGCGCCATCGCCAGCTCGGAGGCGAACACGCCCGATGGTGGCGCCTTGCTCTGCGTCGTTGTCTGAAACAGGAAGCCGTCCGGCCGCTTGGTCAGCGCGCCGCGGAGCTCGATGAACACCTCGGCCGCGTTCGCCTTCTTGGCGAACACATGGGTTTCGTCGATCATCGTCCCGGTCGCCTTCGACCCGGTGATGACGTCGGTGTCGGCGGCCTTGATCTGCAGCGTTGCACCCGAGCGCCGGTGGGTTATTTTCCGAATATGATCCTGCACATGGAACAGTTTGCTCAGTTCCGGGTCGAGCCGGATGGTGCCCTTGGCCTGCTTGTAGGCAATGCTCGCCACTTCCATGGTCGGCGCCACGAACAGGAATTCCGCTTCCGGCCGGCGGTTGACTATGATCGCGGTGAGCATCACCGCACCGCCGTTGGACGACTTGCTGTTGCCTTTCGGTATCAGTTGGAAGATTTCGCTGATGCGCCTGACGTTGGCCGCCGGGTCGTATGACCCGAACAACGTGGCCACGATCGGGAAGAACCACGGCCCGCACGCCTCGCCCATGGTCGGTGTCCCGATCACGTCGGGAAGCCGCAACCGCTTGAACACCCGCAGCGCCCGCGCCGCCTCGGCCTCGTACAGCGGAAGTTCCGGCACGAGGCTCCGCCCGTCCAGAATCCGCTCCTCCCAGTCCAGGCAGGAGGTGTCCCAGGTTTCCCCGTCTAGGATAGCCGCAGGAGGCGGCGGGGCGGTCGCTGGTGCGTCGTCCGTCAGAAACTGCAGCATCGGCTAGCCGACCGGCTCCAATGATTTAGAGGGCTGTTTCCATTCCTTGTAGGTGGAGCAAGGGTCAGGCCGTTTTTCGCACGGGCGGCTCCACCGCGGCGGACGGAAACGGCCTCCAAGGCTCGTGGCGGGTCGTACCGCGGTCACGTTCCACGACAGTCCGACTAGCGAACGCCCTCGCACTGCCGCGCAGACAAACCATCTCGCCGCGGCAGAATTTCAGCAATTCGCTCGGATCAAGGCCGTCGGCTATCAGTTGCCGCGCAGTGGCACAGCAATCGTCAGTAATTTCCAACCGCATCACTGCGCCCGCCCGTCAAATTCGAGGTC